GCGCAAGGCTCGTACCAATTACTGTGAGCTGGTCATCCGGGCCGTGACCGAGCGCATGGACCCCCTTGGATTCCAGTTCGGTCCACACGAGCAGGTTGACGAGGAAGCAAAGCGTATCTGGGCTTTTAACGACATGGAGTACCAGGCTCCGCTGCTCATCAATATGTGCGCAACCTTCGGTGACGCCTACATCATGGTCTCTCCACCAGAAGGGGATGGAGAGGAGCCTATCTGGACGATCCTCGATCCGACGATGTGTATCACCGAGCANGACCCTCGGTATCCGACTCGGACTCTGGCCGGGCTTCGACTCTGGCAGGACGATACTGAGCCGGTCATGGTGGCGATCCTGTACCTGCCCAACGAGATCCGTCGCTATGAGGCGCCAGCGGTGACCGACAATATCGGCACTGACACCGCGTCGCTGACGACCAAGCTCGTGGGTGATGGCCCCAACGGTGGCCAGTTCGCGTTGGTCGAGGTCCAGCCCAACCCGACTGGTGAGGTCACCATCTTCCGGGTGGCTTGGCAGCCGGCCTTCGGNACTCAGAGCCGGGCTGAGCACGAGTCCATTCTGGACATCCAGGATCGAATCAATCTGACTATTCTGGATCGTCTGGTCATTTCGAAGTCTCAGGCGTACAACCAGCGCTGGGTCACCGGCGCAAAGAAGGGCGAGGAGTTCAAGCCGGGCTCGGATNTCGTCTGGGCCACAACGAACGAGACTGCCAAGATGGGCCAGTTCGANGCGGCGGACCTAACCCAGATCCTTGAGGCTGTTCGAGACGATATTGGTGATCTTGCTGCCATTTCGCAGACGCCCGCCTCTTACCTGATGAACCGCATGGTCAACGTCTCGGGTGACACGCTCTACCAGGACCAGGCAGCGCTGACTTCAAAGATTCGCCTTCGTCAAGCGGCCGTTGGCTACGGCCTCGAAAAGGCGATGCGCTGCTCGTTCCGTCTGAAGGGCAACCCGAAGGCCGAGGAGGCTCAGGTTCAGGTGCTCTGGCGTCGGCCCAGCATCTACAAGCTGGAGGCTCTGGGCGATTTTATCCAGAAGACCATTTTGGCTGGTCTGCCGGTGGATGTCGTTATGAAGGTCACCGATCTGTTCACGGACGACCAGATCAAGGCTGCGCAGCAGCACGCAGAGGAATTGCAACGTCGAGAAGAGGAAATGCAGCAACGCGAGCTAAAGAACGCTGTTCAAGTCGCTCGCACTGCGCCACCACAAAGGAGTACTAGTTAATGCCGGATTTGGAAGACGTTCAGCAGAATGAGCCTGTTGACCAGGTTGATGACGCTCAACAGAACGTTAATCAGGGCGACGATGAGGATAAGCTTCCTGACATCGATAATCTAGAGGAAGCTCTCAAGTATATCAAGAGGCTTCGCAACGAGGCTAGGAACCGTCGCCTTAAGAATAAAGAGCTTGAGGCTATGGCGCAGAAGTGGAAGGAGTATGAGGACTCCCAGAAGACCGAGCTTCAGCGTCTTCAGGAAACTGCTGCCGAGCTTCAGAAGGCCTTGGAAGCTGAAAGGGTGGAGCGGCTTCGCAAGGAGATTGTGATCGAGACTGGTCTCGATCCAGAATTGGCAGAGCTACTGGTTGGCTCTGAGAAGGAGATGCGGACTACCGCAAAGAAACTGGTCGAAAAGACCGGAGCCAATCGGAAGAACTCTGACTTCTATGCAGGTCAGCGAGGTCAGAAGGTGACTCCGAAGGCGACGACCTTCAATGACTTCATTATGCAAATGTGGAATGAAGTCGAATCGAAGGCAAAACGCTAATCTGCATAGAAAAGGAGGTGAATAGACATGGCTGCTCAAGACTATGCGCTTAAGATCGAGCGGGCTCAGGCCGGTACCGATGCTCGGGAACTTCCCGAGACCGTCCGGCGTGAGGTCATCCAGGATGTCCTGGTTAGCTCGGTCGTACTCCAGCTTGCGAACGTCCAGCGAATGAGCACTCGCCAGGAGCGTCTGACGCTCCAGGAGAGCTTCCCGCAGGCGTACTGGCTGAACGGTGATGTTGACTACCCGATCACGGGTGGTACGAACGCCTCTGGTTCCCAGCGGGCCAAGGACTCGCAGCCCAAGCGGACCACGACCATGACCTGGAACTCCAAGAGCCTCGCGGCTGAGGAGCTTGCGGTTCTGGTTGCTATCCCGGACAACTACATCGATGACAGTGGTGCGCCGCTGTTCGATGAGGTTCGTCCGAGGATCGCTGAGGCTATGGCGAAGAAGGTCGATGCGGCGTGCCTCTACGGCGACGACTCTCCGTTTGCCGAGCCGGGCATCATCGAGTCGACCATCTCGCATGGTAACATCGTTACCGTTGGTTCTAGCGGNTACGACCTTGCGGCCGACATCGCCCTGCTTGGCGAGCTTGCTGGCGAGGAGGGTGTTGACTTCTCGCAGTTCGTCACCGGTCCGGGCTTCAAGTGGAAGCTGCCCGGTCTGCGTTCACAGGACGGTCTGCCGATCTACAGCCCGCCTGCGGGTGGTAACCCCGGCACGCTCTATGGCCTTCCCATTCTGGAGGTCCGTAACGGCATGTGGGACAAGGAGCTTGCGCTCCTGCTCGCGGGCGAGTGGGACAAGGTGCGGATTGGTATCCGTCAGGATATCACTTTCTCGCTGTCCGACTCGGCGACCATCTACGACCCGGCCACGGGTAACGTTACCTACTCTGCCTTCCAGCAGGACGGTAAGGTGCTCCGTGCGGTGATGCGCATCGCATACGTCGTCGTTAATCCCGTTCGGCACCTGGGTAACCTGTACCCGTTCTGGGTGCTTCAGGACCAGACCCTGAGCTAATAGGAAAGGGGAGCCAGGTTTACCTGGCTCCCCTTCCTTGTGAAGGAGGTGCCTTACCGGGTTCGCAAGGCCCAGCAAGAAGAGTTGGGAGGGTCCCTCCGAGAGTCGGTGCAGGTGTGTCCCAATCCCATTGGGACCCTCCCGGTGGTGCTCGCAGTTTGACCAGTTGTNCCGACTCGCCCTACTTTGAGCACCTGCTCCCGGCAGAGAGTCGAAATCGGTGAACCCGTGGAGAGGCTATTCACCGACCCCTCTTCTCAACCGGAAACTTAACCGGCCACCCGACGGGGAGGTCTTGATCGAGTGAGTGAGCCACGATCGCAACTGGCGTTTGCCGGGTGACCGGGGTCTGTCACACCAGTGTCTTTCCTCCTCCACTCGGTGAACCGGGCCGCAAGAACCGCTTGCGACATCTACGTTAGCCCGCTCCGGTCGCCCTGTCAACTATCTGGGGTCAATTCATGAACATCCTCTCGTACAGTCATGCCTACGCCGGTGCCGGTCACAACGGCGGCGCCGAGACGACGCTGCACGACGTGATGCGGTACCTCCGTTCCCGCTACAAGTGCACTGCTCTGGTGTCTGAGCCGCACCCAGACGGCTCGGGGGCCTACGTTCTGGACGGCGTTCTCGTCCAGCCCCACAGCAGCAAACAGGACCCACAACTCTGGTTTCCTCGGTTTGACCTGATCGTCGCCCACCTGGCGGGGGCGATGCGCGGCGGCGTCATCGCGCGGCAACTGGGGAAGCCGATGATTCACCTGATTCACAATGATCAGGAATATTGCATCACTGCCGCCGAGAGATATGCTTCTGGACTCATCTATAACACTGATTGGGTCGTCGAGAAGTACCGGTTCTGCAAAGACCGGCCATCGGCTGTTGTCCATCCTATCGTCGATCCACGACGGTACAAGGTTGATACTACCAGGGAATACATTACTCTGATTAACCTCACCATCGGTGAGACTCACAGACTTAGCTATGACAAAGGCGCTAGGACATTCTACGAACTGGCCCGNCGATTTCCTAATGAGAAATTCCTTGGTGTCAAGGGTGGCTACGGCGATCAGTACGTTCCCGACGATCTGCCTCCTAATGTCACCATCTGGGAGCACACTAATAACGTCCTGGACGTATATCGACGCAGCAAGGTTATCCTCGTCCCCTCCCGGTACGAGTCCTATGGTCGAGTCGCCGTCGAGGCGGCCTGCTCGGGAATCCCGTCCATCATGACCGAGACTCCGGGGACCTTCGAGGCCATGGGCTATTCGGCTCGCTATTGCTCATACGGCAACTTCGATGAATGGGAAGCCGCACTTCAGGAAGTGCTTGACAATTACGACCGGTACCGCACGCTCTCACTGCTGCGAGCCGACATGTGCTGGCGGCGAACCCAATCCGAGGTTCCTAAACTCTTCAGCCTGATCGAAACCGTAGGAGGTGGCTCATGGCTGACTTGATCACGATTGACGACCTTGAGAACGCTCTTGGCCGTGAGCCGACCGAGTACGAAGAGGCGGAATGGCAGCGTTACATCACTCTGGTTTCGTCCTATATCAATGANAGTGTCGATTGCAGCTTCACGGAGACCACGGAGACGGTTCGTCTCAAAGCTGACGGCTTCGGCCAGATCAAGCTGAAGCGCCCGGTGGCGGATATCGTCAGCGTCAAGAACTTCCGTACCGGCAACGAGGACCCGTGGGTCGACTTCGACGGCATCGACACCCTCTTCTATCTAGANCCCCATCAGGTTGTCGATGTTACTTATACCCATGGCTACAGCACCGTTCCTGCGGACATCAAGGATGTCTGTGTCAACCTGGTTCTAAATCTGCTCGGCGAGAACACTCCGACGAACATCATCAAGTACCGAGTCGGTGACGTTGAGGAGCAGTACAGCACCAGTCGGGTAGCTAACCTCATCGATGATTATGTGAATGGAGTCCTCGATCGATACCGGCAGGAATGGTATTCGATTCCGCTGGCTTACAACTCGTTCCCCGACTATCAATCACGCGGGTACATCTACGACTTCGATGACGAGTAGGAGGTGGTGAGATGGCCCGTAACCTCGGTCTCACCACCGTCTATATCGTCCGGGCTCCGCTGATCACTGATCCTCGGGACAACACCCTCTACCGGGATTGGAAGGATGCCGAGGAGATCGAAGTCCGCAACTGTATGGTCGAGCCCTACCCGATGGCCGAGAAGCTGAATCTTGAGATCATGGGCGAGCGCGAGTTCGTCCAGACAGCCGTTCGGGTGTTTATGCCTCCCGAGACTGAAGTCTATTACACCGACCGGCTCCGTTGGAATAGCGATCTGTTCAACGTCCTCGGACAGCCATTCACGTGGCAGGACTTCCGCAACAAGCTTGTCTGGCGTGCCGTCATCGCACAGTACCGCATGGGGTGAGGAAGATGCCAGGAGTCAATATCGATCCGAAGGCATTCGAACGGGCTTATGTTACTGATGTTCGATATCGAGATTACATGCTGGACAAGGCCGACGAGATCATCCTTGCTTCCAAGTCGGCCTTCCTGATGCTCCAGCGAGTCGATAACGAGTGGCGCCTCTCCGTTACGACGCCTCCCAAGTATCTGAGCGCGTTCAAGCGCGAGATCGATTTGTCCATTCAGACAAGTTACGCAGTAAATGTCGACCCGGCTTGGAACCTGGTCGAATGGGGCGCCCACCCTGGCGGCGACCCCGATACTTTCGTGCTCGCCTATAAACCCATGACCAAAGGTCTTGAGATGGTGGCTTCCCTACATCAATAGGAGTAGTGATACATATGGGAATTACTTTACCTAATGGGGCCGTGGTCGAGACCCGTGAACTGACCGATGGCCACAGGCAGGTTGTTAGGGTTTCTGATCCGATCCGTCCCTATCCCGATCGTTCGACCTCGGGCCGCATCATCTGGGCAGAGGACTTCACTGGTCCTATACCGGGAATTTGGAATGACGGTGTTGGCTTTCTAGAGATCGATGACGACATTCGATGCTTCGGACTTCCCAGTTGCCGGCTCCATACTAACGGGCAGTCCGCTGGCTCCACATCGTCTCCCGGCCGGACCGCGAACATATCGGGCGTCATTGCGAAGACTCGAATCCACGACAACTTCCTGGGCCGCTGGGGCTTTGCCATGTGGTTCCGTCTAACCGGCCTCAACAACACCTCCAACAGCAAGCTGAGCATGTCGATATATAACCGTACAGGTATCGACACTGNGCAGNAGCCTCCGCTGGAGAGTGGCTTTGCGCGCCACTTCCGGGTTTGGCTTGATCCTAATGGTAACAACCAATCAATGGTTGCCCGTATCTTGGATGGCGCTGCGACGGCGGCGGCTAACAGCCTCGACCCGACTAACCCGGCAGGTACCGCTGTTTACACCCCAGTTGTGACTTCCTGGAATCAGAACGGCGGCGGCTCCCACACCTACGACGTGCCTACCGGCCGGCTGGACCGTGTTGGTGGATGGCACTACGTCAAAATGGTGGTGGACTTTNAAACAGGNACCTATGTCTCGGTACAGCTTGATTCCAATGTCGCTGTGTTTGAAGAAGGCGAATACGAGCAGGACATCACCGTATCTAACGGTTTTGCTGGAATGCATATGTCGGTGGAGTATCACGGTAACACCACGACTTCTCGATTTGTAAATATTGCAGCGCTTCGTGGGACCTTGGAGGAGGACTAATGCGCAAGGTAACCATCCCAATGACGACGCTGAGTGATCAGAATGAGCAGTCAGGGGTTCTCCCCATAACTGTCACCGCGACCGGCAACTCTCGGCCATATGGTGAGTTTTCCCGGATGAAGGATGCGGTTTTTTTGCTTGATGTCAAGGCCGCGTCCGGTGGCGATCATACGCTAGATGTAACTATTGAAGCATTCGATGAGGCTGCTAACATCTGGCGCACCGTTTTATCTTTCCCTCAAATC